ATTTGCACTTCGCGGAGGCGGCGGCGGTGAACGGGTACGGGGAGAGGTTGGAGTTCGTGCAGAGGATGGCCCAGGCGGGCTACGGGGTCAGGATAACGGGGCGCCTAATCTGGGTGTGGGAGCAGAGCGACCTGGCCTTCGACAGCCATCTGCTGGGAGGCGGGACCGGCTACCATTGCCTGGTGTTCAGGATCCCCCTGGCCCTCGGCCACGCCATCGGGCACATGCACATGCTTTCACTCTCGCTCTGGTACGCAGAGCCAAGGCACAGTTTGGGACTATGGAGAGAACTGAGGCGAATCGGCTTGTCGTTGATCGATATCTACGTAAGTATTGCAGGGATCTGCATGTACGAGACGTCGACATTGCCACGCATGTCCCGGCTGCTGTTATTCTGGCGTTTGTGCCCACGCGCGCTGAGATACAGGCTGAGCGCATTGCCGCATGTGCATCGCTGGGAGATCGACTTGGAGCGGTTCAGGCCTGGAGAGACGTGGCCGCCAGTCGGCAGCAGTGCTGGCTGCAGCGCCTATGGGCGCGGGTTACGCGAGGGGAAGTCCGAGACCGCCCACAGGGCGTCCACTTCACCCGCAAATAGGTAAGCCATGTGGAAATGCGCGGGTTTGACACCCGGGTCAGCCGAATAGGCCCAGTCGACCCTGTTGTGGTGCGCATGACCCACGGCTTGCCTAAAGAACGGCGCTATGTGCGCATTGTAGGCTGTGGCACGACCTCGCCCATCGGCGTGCACAATAACAGCCTAGTGAACGTGTTGCGCGGGTTGAGGGAGCGGGTGTTTGCGGTAGAGGTGCAAGGCGAACTTGTGCTTCCGCCCGCCCCCCGACAACAGGTGTTTGTCGAACGGTGCGCGAAATTCCGCGCGGCAGTAATTCGTCGCCTTACATGGGTGCGGCCGTGGTCATACGAAGAGCTTGTAGCCTCGTACACTGGCCCCAAACGTGTTAAGTGCCAGGCTGCTGTTGAATCCCTGACCCTGAGGGACCTCACGCATGAGGACGCCGAGCTGACGACATTTGTGAAAGCTGAGAAGCTTAGTCTGGATACAAAGCCAGATCCCGCCCCTAGGGTGATACAGGCCAGGTCACCCAGGTATAACGCGTATGTAGGTAGGTACATCCGGAGGGCAGAGCACCCTGTCTATGGCGCGATAGACAGGGTGTACGGCCACAAGGTGGTCATGAAGGGGCGCAATGCAGAGGAGCGCGCTGAAATATTGCGCAGCCATTGGGATGAGTTCCGCGACCCTGTTTGCATCAGCCTAGATGCCTCAAGGTTTGACCAGCATGTTTCAACGCAGGCACTGCAGTTCGAGCATAGCATCTATAACAGCATATATCGAGATGACGAACTGCGGCGAGCACTGCGCATGCAAGTCAACAACAGAGGCGTCGCGCGCACAGCTGAGGGCATCGTTAAGTACCAAGTAGAGGGCCACCGCATGAGTGGCGATATGAACACTTCACTTGGCAATGTCATACTGATGTGCGCTATGGTCTATGCCTACACGCGGACACTCGGCATTAAATGCCGGGTCGCTGATGATGGGGACGATTGCTTGCTTTTCATTGAGCGCCGACACCTTCCGTTGACGGCCAACCTGCGCGGTTATTTCCGCGAGTTTGGTTTCACCATGAAGGTGGAGGAAGCCGTTGACGAGTTTGAGCAGGTATCCTTTTGCCAGTGCAGCCCACTTTGGGTGGGGGACCGTTGGCTTATGGTGCGGCAACCCCGTGCCGGGCTAGCGAAGGACTCCACCTGGCTCCAGCCCGACCTTACCGGGGCTGGGCTCCTTGCCCTGCGGAGCTGGACACATTGTGTGGGGAAGTGCGGCCTCAGTATGACTGGGGGCGTGCCAATCTACCAGGAGTTGTACGGCTTATACATACGCAATGGGCTTGCTGGCAAGGGTGTACAAGGGTTTGGAGGGATGACCAGCGGGTTTGAATATATGGCGGCGCGCATGTCGCGCAGCCAGCAGGCTATTAGCCCTGCAACCCGCGCGTCATTCTATTATGCATTTGGCATTACACCCGACCAGCAGATTGCATTAGAAAAGCACCTTGGCGCGCTACCAGAATGGTGCGAGGGCGCCCCCTTGACCCCGGTGGAAGACTACCCCGGGTTACCTTATCTACTATGACTAAACCGAAGAATATGCAGAAGGGTGGACGAAAACAGAAACAGCCGCCCAAGACCACAGCCAAGAAACCTAATAAAGGCATGTCTGCATTGGACCCTGACGCGCGCCGCTATGGAATGCTGTTGAAGGACCCATGCAACGGGCCTTTGGTTGCCCAACCTGGTGGCGCAAGGAAGGGTTATTTGATTCGCCTGCAGGCCTTTGTTACGGTGGGTGGTACTGACGCCGTTGTACAGTTCAATCCCGGCGCCAACTCCATTTACACTGGTGGCACTGGTACTTCAGGTGGCCCTTTCACTATGGCCACTGCTACCGTATTTAATTTCTTGACCAATAACGCCCAGTCATTCCGGCCTATTGCAGCGTGTTTGAAAGCACGGTATGTCGGGGCTGAAAATGCCCGGGCCGGGTTACTGGGTGAGTTTATAGGACCAGCACTATCTCAGGCGCTTAGTGGTGCCTCTATTAATGTGCAGGGCGTATTGACGGTGTGCCAGAAGGTGAGCAGGATAGGGGAGGTACAGCATGAGGTCCGGTGGGTGCCCTCGTCGTCTGACCTTAATGATTCTTATGAGTCAGGCACTACTCCATCCTCCACCGTGGGGACCAACTGTGTGGGCGTCATGTTTCAGGGTGCATCCACAGCTAGCTCCATGGCGTTCGAGGTTGTAGCAGTTTACGAGTGGTTCCCCGGCACTGTTGTCAATGCCCCTGCCATCGATGGCTACTCCACCTCCCGTAACACTGTTTCAGATGTATTACGCACCCTGGGGCCAATAGGGTCCTGGGCGTTTGATAATGGTGCTGCATTGGTCATGAAGTCAATGGCTGGGGCGGCTGGGTTCATCTAAAGATGTTACTGCATACTGGCTAAGGGCAGCTGCGCATTCGGGTAAAGGGGTATGGGCGTCGGATATAGCTGTGGTGGCGGCTAGTCACCGTTAAAGATGTGTGGGGGTTCGCACAGCCCCCGCAGTCCACAGCAGCCGTTCCCCCTCGTGCAAAATGCGTAGTTAGACCACGGCAGGCTCCAGACACTCATACCCGAGTGTCTGGGGGCAGCCACCGTGAAG